TACATCAGTTGTTGATAATCAAATATCTTCCACACTAAGCAGTAATGTAACATTTGGTGCAGATGTAACTATTACAGGTGATTTAACTGTAAACGGTACTCAGACTGTAATCAATACAGAAACTCTAAATATTGCAGATAATGAAATAGTTCTTAATAGTGATTTAGCAAGTGACACAGCCGCAACTGCTAACGCAGGCATTTTAGTCAACAGAGGTAACGAAGGAAATGTTTTCTTACGTTGGGACGAAGGTGAAGGTGAGTGGACAGTAAATGGTGAAACATTTAGTGCTGGTGCATTAATTGGTAACCTAAGTGGTAACGTTACAGGTAGTATACAACCAAATGGAGTACCTAACGTTGTTAGAGCAAACACACTTATTGTTAATGGTACTTACACAATGCCACAATCAGATGGTAGTGCTAGTCAAGTATTAACTACAGATGGTTCAGGTGCTGTAACATTTGCTACACCTAGTATTACTCCAGCAGGTAGTAATACTCAAATACAATACAATGACAGTGGTGCATTGGGTAGTAGTGGATCTTTCGTATACGATGAAGCAGAAGCCAAACTAACAGTTGGTGGAACAACATCATCAATTTTATTTGAAACCGTAAGTGATTATGGTGCAATTACATCAACAGCAACAGATAGTGTTGACTATGGTGGAGTTGCTGACTCAGTCGTAGCATTAGTAAATAGTGATTACGGTGTAGTCGAAACAAGTGGTGGACCAGTTGAGTTCCCACAATATCAAGTAGCAGGAGTACCTAGTGCATCTGCATACACAGGACATATGATTTATGTGTCCAACGAGTCAGGAGGATCAGTAATGGCATTTAGCGATGGCACTAACTGGCGTCGAATGACAGACAGAGCAGTCATAAGTTAGTAGGAGAACATAATGGCAGAAGAGACAAAAACAGCAGTACACCATCCGGCTGATACAAACGGAGATGGAAAAGTTTCAAAACAAGAAGAAGCAATGTACTTAGAATTTAAAAGAAAAGAACTAGAAGATTTAGACGCAATGCGTGATGCACAAAGAAGTATGGCTTGGTTTGCACTAAGCGGTATGCTTTTATATCCATTTGCAGTGGTATTAGCAGTTGTGTTTGGATTAGAATCAGCAAGTAAAATACTAGGCGATATGGCGGCTACATACTTTGTAGCAGTTGCAGGTATTGTTGCCGCGTTCTTTGGTGCTCAGGCATTTAGTAAAGGTAAGTAATTGTAATGGAAGACAAGTTTATAAAGAACTTTTGCAGACTCATAACCAAAGAGAAATTGGCTGGGTCTGACATTACAAAGTTTTTTAATGTTGTAAACAGTCTTGCAGACACAAAAAAGATGATGCAAGTATCCGATGGAGAAGAAGATAAATTTGACGTATTAGTTTATCAAGAAGAGGATTTGTTTGCATACGAGATACTACTACAGGACGATATTTCATCAAATGAAGGTAACGATATTTCTGAAGAGTTACTAGAAGAATTTCCAGAACTTGACTTCGAATTTGAAGCAAGTACCACAGTTTAAAAAAATTTATTGACTTACCAATTCTTAGACTATATAATAGTCTAAACAGATAATTACATACACAGGGAGAAATAAATGGCATTTAACAAAACATTTAATCAAGAAGAAGTCGCAAGGCTAAAGAAATTAGTCAATGAAGGTATGCAAGTTCATTTCGAAATGGACGCCCTCAAAGAAGGACTTCGTGATACAGTCAAAGCAATCGCAGAAGAAATGGACCTAAATGCAGGTACACTAAACAAAGCGATTAGAGTTGCCCACAAGGCTTCCTTAGGAACAGAAAGAGATAAGTTTGATGAACTTGAAACTATCTTAGAAGTAGTTGGCAAAACATTATAATTGACATCAGTCAAAGTTTTTGCTATAATTAATTTTTAATATTTGGTATTGTGCCAGCCTGAAGTGGTGCTCGGAGTTGATATATGAGTTACGTGGATGCGTATTACGACAAACAAAAGAACAAGGTAAATGTTGTAGAGCGAATAGATGGCAAACGTAAATATGTAGAACATCCGGCTAGATACTATTTTTACGCAGAAGATCCCAAAGGAAAATACAAAAGCATATACGGTGATTCCGTAACTAAAATCACTTGTTCAACTCACAAAGACTTTCAAAAGAACATAGCATTTAGTAGAGGCAAAAAACTTTTTGAAAGTGATTTACGTCCAATCAATAGGGTCATTTCTGACCATTATCAAGGTGTTGAGTCACCAAAACTACATACTGCATTCTTTGATATCGAGGTAGACTTTGACCCCGAGAGAGGATATAGTTCCCCACAAGACGCATTTATGCCCATCACAGCGGTAGCCGTTGTGTTAAACTGGTGTGATGCTATAGTTTGTTTAGCAGTTGCTCCAAAGACGTTAGACAACGAACAAGCAACCAAAATTGCAGACAAAGTGGGTAATACAATCATATGTAAAGATGAGAAAGAACTGTTACAAAAGTTTTTGGTATTGATAGAAGATGCAGATATATTAAGTGGTTGGAACTCAGAAGGTTATGATATTCCTTACACAGTAAACAGGATTATCAAAGTGTTAGGCAAAAGCGAAACAAGAAAAATGTGTTTGTGGGATATGTTGCCTAAAGAAAGAAAGTACATAAATCACGGAAGAGAAACTGAAACATATGATTTGATTGGCAGAGTACATTTGGACTATTTGGAACTTTATAGAAAATACAACTATGAAGAACGACACAGTTACAGGTTAGACTTTATCGGTGAAATGGAAGTCGATGAAAAGAAAGTTCCATATGAAGGAAGTTTAGATAGACTTTACAATCACGATTTTGAACTGTTCTTAGAATATAATATTCAAGATACAATGTTGTTGAAAAAGATTGATGACAAGTTACAGTTTATTGATTTGGCAAATACTATTGCACACGACAATACTGTATTACTTCCAACCACAATGGGTGCTGTGGCAACAACTGAACAAGCAATTATTAACGAAGCACATAGACGTGGTATGGTTGTTCCAGATAGAAAACGAGAACGTCAAGAGAACACACAGGCGGCAGGTGCCTTTGTGGCTTTCCCACAAAAAGGTTTACACGATTGGGTAGGCAGTATGGACTTAAACAGTCTGTATCCTAGTGTGTTTAGAGCATTAAATATGGCACCTGAAACAGTAGTAGGTCAATTAAGACCTGACCATACAGAAAAAGAAATCAACGACAAAATAATGATTGAAGGCAAAAGTTTTGCTGATGCTTGGTTAGGTAAGTTTGGTAGTAATGAGTATGAACTTGTTATGCAAAAAGATGTTACACGACCTATTACAATAGATATGGAAGATGGAACAAGCAGTGAAGTAACTGGTGCTGATGTTTACAACTTGGTGTTTAACAGCAATCAACCTTGGTGTTTGAGTGCTAACGGCACATTGTTTAGAACTGATGTACAAGGTATAGTTCCAGGTTTACTTGAACGTTGGTATTCAGAAAGGCAAGAATTACAGGCAAAGAAAAAGGAACAAACAGATCCAGAGCAAATTGCATTCTATGATAAAAGACAACTGGTTAAAAAGATTAACTTGAACAGTTTGTATGGTGCGATTCTAAACGCAGGTTGTAGATTCTTTGATATGAGAATAGGACAGAGTACTACACTTACAGGCAGACGTATTACACGTCATATGGGTGCAGAAACAAATAGACTGCTTACAGGTGATTACAATCATCAAGGTGAAACAATTATATATGGTGACACTGACTCCGTATATTTCTCAGCCGCACCTGCATTGCCGGAAGGCACAAAGATGGATTTAGAAATGGCAACAGAGTTATATGACTCCGTATCTGACACAGTGAGTGATAGTTTCCCTAACTTTATGAAAAATGATTTCAACGTACCCTTACATCAAGGCGAAGTTATTAAAGCAGGTAGAGAAGTAGTTGGAAGAGCAGGATTGTTTATTACTAAAAAGAGATATGCTATTAATGTATTAGACTTAGAAGGATGGAAACCAGAAGGTGGCAAATTAAAGATTATGGGCCTTGATATTAAGAGGTCAGATACTCCAGAGTTTGTGCAGGACTTTTTGCAAGATATACTTGCTAAGACACTGGATGGCGGAGATGAGAAAACTATAATGACAGACATTAGAACATTCAAAGAAGAATTTAAAGGTATGGATCCTTGGCGTAAAGGTATGCCTAAACGTGTTAATAACTTAACTACTTACACAGAATTATATAATAAAACAGTACAAACACCAGGCAACAGTCAGTCCTTGTTTAGACTAGAAGCACTTAAAGAAGATGGCAAAAAGAAAAAGAAAGCAACTATTCCAGGACACGTCAGAGCAAGTATTAACTGGAATAATATGTTATTGGCTAATTCGGACAACTACAGTATGAAAATTACTGATGGTATGAAAGTTATTGTGTGTCAGTTGAAATCAAACAATATGGGATTCAGCAGTATTGCATACCCAACAGATGAATTGCAATTACCTGAATGGTTTAAAAAATTACCTTTTGATGATGATGAAATGGAAAAGAAAGTAGTAGACAAAAAGGTACAAAATTTATTGAATGTGTTGAAGTGGGACTTTAGTCAAATGCAGACTAGTAATACGTTTCACGATTTGTTCTCATTCTCAGACTAAAATTATGGCGGAAAAG